GGACTATGAGTTGATAATAGTAGATGATGCTTCACCACAAGATACTTCGTTTCTTAAAGAGTATGCAGATGTTTATATTAGGCATAAAAAGCAGGGTGGGTGTGCTAAGGGGTGGAATGATGGATTAAAAAAAGCTACTGGAAAATATTTAGTTGTTATTAGTGATGATGTAACAGTTAGACCTGGTTGGCTAGAGTGTATGGAAAAGGCATTAAAATATTTTCCAAAATCATTGGCATCTATGCCAGCTGTAGAACATATGCCAGTTGGATCTGCTATGGAAGAAAGAAGAACTTGGATTCCTGCTTCTTGCTTTATGTTAAAAAGAAAAGCATTAGCTATTGTTGGTTATTTTGATGAGCAGTTTCATCCATATAATTATGAAGATGTAGATTACTGGACTAGAGTATATAAATCTGGTCATACTGTAGCTAGAAATTATGAAGTTCAGGTTCAGCATAAAGAAGGCCAAGTAATCCATAGTTTTGATGATAATGGTACAATAGACCAAAAAAACAGAGAAAAATATCTTAAAAAATGGGGATTTGATCCGATACCGATTTTGTATCATGGCACCGCTAAATTTCCTTGGGAATAAATCTTCTTGAATACCTCTCACAATTTCTTCTATATTTTAAATATATGAAGAAAACACTACAAGACATCTTAATTGATGCAAACTCCTATTTAGATTTATCTGCAGAAGTTCCAACTGGTACTGAATTAAATACCAGAATTAATTTTGCAGATAGAGCTGTTAGAGAAGCAGCCTCTACAGATCAAATGAGAGAGTTTAAAAGAGTATATGTAACTAATACATCTACCTTAGCAACTATCCCGTTACCAGCTGATTTTAGAGAACTACAAACAGCTCCTTATATTATGAATAGCTCTGGATCATGGGTTGAATATGTGCCTATAGAGCCAGAGGCTATGTATGAACAAAGCACATCAGATTACTGGTGTTATTTAACTGGAAATAGATTAACTGGATATTATTTATATTTTAATCAAATGATATCAATGGCTACTTTATCTATTACATATCAGGCATACCCAACTGGATTTGCAACCTTATCTGATGTTTGTGAATTGGATGATGAGGAATATGTTGTTGAAAGAGTAGAGTCATTGGTTTTAGAGAGTAGGTCTGATGACAGGTTCCAAATAAAGAAAGCAGACGTAGAAAAAAGACTTTCTAATATGATTGGTAGGGGGAATAAGCCTACTCCTGGTGGAACTAATCAGACCAAGAAAAACTTTACTAATCCATTAGCATAATATGCCAATTATCCAAACAACAGCTCCTAAATATAAGAAAAGTAAAGATATAAAAAGAGAATGGACAAATTTTAGAAAAGGATTAAATCTTTTACTTAGAGATACAGAACTTGGGAATGATGAGATGTCTCAAGCAGATAATATAGTTCTAGAAGGTTCTGGAGTTCCTAAAGGAAGATGGGGAACTGCTAAATATTTTACTGCCAATATTACAGGAACACTTAAAGGATTAGGAACTTATACTGTTCCATCTAGTGATACTTATGAAGTTTTAGCTTTAACTGATCAAGGATATTTGTGTAAAAGAAAGGGTACTGGAAGTGATATTATTACTGGTCAAAGCTGGCCAAGTGGTTCTAAGGTAGAGATGGTTCAATTATCTGGAGAAACATATCTTGCCAGTAAAGATGTTTCATTTACCAAATATGATGGATCAAATTTAATTCCTTTTGCTACTATTCCGAAACCAACTGGGTTATCTGCAACTAATTATTCAGGAGCAACTGGACCAAACAGAATTTCATATAAAATAGTGGCTGCTTCTCCAAATGGAGGTACTACAGATGCATCAGATAACTATGTTTTAGATCAAGTTCCATTTGATTTAGCTACAACTCAGATTAGACTTCAATGGACTGGTTCATCAGCCAGTACAATTTCTGGTTATGATATTTATAGGGGAACTGAGGGAGATGAGGCATTTTTGGCTGGAGTTGGAGCTGATGTAACCGAATATGTAGATGATGGAAGTCCAACAGCTAGTTTAATTCTTTCTCCATCAACTAATACTACTGGTGGGTATAAATCAGCAATTATTGCTAAATATAAAGATAGATTGCTTTTAGTTCCAGATGAAGACAAAACTAAGCTGGTTATCTCTGCCAGATATCCATATCATACAAATTTTAGTATTTCTTGGGGCGGTGGGTTTATATATGTAGATCCAGATGGCGGAGAAGATATTACTGCGATTAATGTTCAACCAATTTCAGACAGAATTGTGGTTTATAAAAATCATGCTTCTTACTTGGTTGAATTATCTAGTGTAAATGTTGGTAATTATGTTTTACTTGATCCACAATATCAGCCTATTTCTACATCAGTTGGGTGTTCTTCTCAGGAAACCTTAGCTGTAGTAGAAAATGATACCTTTTATTTTGGCAGAGATGGAATATATGTAACTGGATATGAACCTAACTTCTTAAATATTATTAGAACTAATGAAGTGTCTGCCAGGATTAGACCATATCTTGATCAACTTAACGATGATGATTATAAAAATGCTTGTGCTGCTTATTTTGATAATAAGTATATTATTTCAATCCCAACTCGTAGAGAAATGATTGTTTATGATAGAGAAAGAGGTTGTTTTGCTGGTATTTGGAAACTTCCATTTGGTATTTCATTTATGAGGAAAATTTATGAGGATAATGGAACAGAGAAGTGGATATTGGGGAGCTATGAAAGTAATCAAGTTTATTCTTTTGAAAAGAGCGTAAATAATGATGATGGTCAAACTATAACAAAGACTATCAGAACTAATAGGGAAGACTTTGGAGATTGGACACTTTTATCTTTAATTAAATATTTCTATATATTATTCAGAGATATTACAGGAGAAACTAATGTTAATATTATTTTAGAAGATAGAGATGGAAACAGATCAACAGCTAAAACCTTCAATATTAGCGGATCAGAGGTAGCTGGACTGGCTGGATATGGAGACTCAATGTATGGAGTGTGGCCATATGGAATGGCAAATAATGATTATTCAACCTCAACTAATGAAATAACTAGATGGGGAACTTTATTTAAACAAGCTAGATTAGTTCAGATAGAAGTAACAAGTAGTGCCAATAATTCAAATTTTGAGTTATTGGCTATTAAATTAACTGCAAACAAGCAAGCAGAAGGTAGTTTATCAGCTTCTCAGCGTGTTTAATTTGCAAACCTATTAATAAAAATATTATAAAGGAATATATATGGCAGTTTTATACTACCCACCAACCCAAAATCAATTACAAAAGACGCTAGACGCAGCTTTAAATAGTGGGGTTACTGCTAGCATGACATTAAATAATGTTACTAGTATTCAAGATAAGCCTGGAATTGTTGTTGTTGATCGTATTGATAGTAATGGAGCAGTTAAATCTGCATCAGATAGAGAATATATGTCATATACTGGCGTATCTGGAAGCACATTAACTGGGCTTACCAGGGGATTAGCTGGTTCAACTGATAGTGATCATGCAGTTGGTGCTATTGTTGAATTTGTACCAGATATTAATGTAATCCAGTCAATGGTAACTGCATTGGCTTCTTTGGTTGATGCAGATGATATAAGCACTCTTTTAGTTCCTAGCCTTACTGGAGACAATACTTTTAGTGGAGACAATACTTTTAGTGGAACTAATGATTTTGAAGATGACATAGATATAGCAACTACAAAAAATATAACTTATGCAGCTTCAGATCCAAATAGAACTATAACCCTAATTCCAGGAGCCTTAAAACCAACAACTACAGCAGGATGTGCAGATTCAACTACAATTGAGGCCGGAACAAATGATATTGATTATGATGTTCTAGATTTTGATAATACTTCAGATGAAAATGCCTTTGTAAACTTTCAAATGCCAGATAGTTGGGATGCTGGAGTTATTCAATTTAGATATGTTTGGACTACTGCAAGTGGAGGAGCAGGAGAAACAGTCACCTTTGAACTATCTGGAAGAAGTTTTGCTAATGACGATGCCATAGATCAAGCTAACGGAACAGCTGTTGAAGTGGCTGATACATGGATAGCAGATGGAGATGTACACATTAGTGCTTGGTCAGGAGATGTAACACTAGCTGGAACTCCAGCAGCAGGGGAATGGGTACACTTAGAAATTATGAGAGACGTAGGTGAAGATGACTTAGGAGGAGATGCAAGGTTAATTGGAATACAAGTTCGTTATAAGCAAGCTAAATATGGAGATTAATTATGGCAAGATCAATGGATTTTGAACTATCATCAAGTCAATATGTTTATGCTAATGATAGTGCTAGTACATCTATTACTGGTGATTTATCTGGAGAAGCCTGGTTTAAACCAGAAACAATAGGAATTAATCAAATGGTGC